GGGAAATTTGTAACATCCCTCACGATGAGTTTGTGCTTGAAGTAAGGGAAGATTTAGCAGAAGAATATAAAAAAGTTTTGGAGAAATGTATGATAGATGGAGGAAATTACTATCTTAGTAGCGGACTAGTGGAGATGGGAGCAGAAGCCAATATTGGCACATCATGGTATGAAGCAAAATAATTATGGAACATAAAGTAAATATGATTGATTGGAAATTAGCATTGATTACTATATTGATGCTATGGGTTTGGGTATCGCTAGATAGTAAGACTGTAAACAATTATTACGATATAGAGACTGCTATAATTGTAGACTCTACGTTTGATTTGGATACAGCATTACTTATGGGCGATACGTTGTATGATTCTACGTATTCGTGGGATAGATTGCATTACAGGGATTATGATACCCCTGATACTATAAAACTACCTTTAGTTACTCACGAACATGAGTATTGCTATCCTGTAGATGGGACAATGACAAGTGGGTACGGATGGCGTTGGGGCAGGAGTCACGATGGTATCGACATAGCGTACAACAATAGGGATACTACAAGAAGTATGTTTCCTGGAGTGGTTAGGTATTCAAAGATAGGTTATAACGGAGGTTATGGTAACTTAGTTATCATAAGACACTTTAATGGTCTTGAGACCTACTATGCCCATCACAGAACTTTGTTTGTAGAACAAGGTGATACTTTAGAGTCAGGAGATGCTATCGGATTGGTAGGGTCTACAGGTCGTTCTACAGGCCCTCACCTCCACTTGGAGACAAGGTTATTAGGATTACCTATCGACCCTGAGTTGATAATTAATTTGGATGATTCAACTCTTGTAAGCAACAGTATTAATTTAATTAAAAAAGGTAGACATTATATTACTCATGGGGTATAAAATCATAAAGAAAGTTAAAGTACACTCTCAATTACCTTCTTCTAGCGTATATTTGTTAGATAGTATGGGAGTTGTACTAAATTTAGAATCGAAAGAAGAGGCTAATAAACTAGTAGACCTCTTGAATGTTAACGCAGACAACAATACTGAGTATAGTGTCGCAAAAAATAAGTAGTATGGGACAAAACACTAAGGACCCTTTAATGGATAATCCACACAGACCAAAGAGTAGAGGCACTACATATCCTAAGTTCTACAATAAGAGCATAGAAACGTGGGATTATATAGCAGCCCACAACTTGGATTTCTTCGAAGGAAACATTATTAAGTATGTGACTCGACACAAATCTAAGAATGGCTTGGAAGACTTGGAGAAGGCAAGAGTTTATTTAGATAAACTGATTTCAATAACTTATAAAGATTATAATCATGGTTTATAGAATGGGAAGTAGAGGACGAATGGTAATGGAGATTCAGTCCTTTTTAGGTGCTGTCGATGTAGATGGCATATTTGGTCCTCAAACAGAGGATGCAGTAAAGACCTTTCAAAAGGTCAAAGGTTTAGTGGTTGATGGGCTTGTTGGTCCTAAAACACTAGAAGCAATGAGTTTGCTAGATACGGATTTAACCGTAGACAAAGCCATCGACTCTAAGTTTGCTTATGACACTCACTACCTACCCACAGGAGAGTATCTAAACGGTCCTACTACAAAGGAGTATGCGTTCTTGCATTTCACAGCAGGATGGCACAATCCTTACAAGTGTATCGACCATTGGGGCAGAGATAGTAGAGGACGTATTGCAACTGAGTTTGTGTTAGGAGGTCCTTCTATCAAAGGTGACGATAATACCTATGATGGTAGAATGGTTCAGGCTTTCCCATCAGGAGCGTATGCTTGGCACATCGGTAGAAATGGTTCTCAGTATATGCACGAGCATTCTGTAGGATTAGAAATTTGCAATTGGGGTTACCTGAAAGATGGCAAGACTTGGGCAGGCGTGGAAGCAGACCCTTCCCAAATAGTGACTTTAGCTGAACCTTTCAAAGGTATGACTGTGTGGCACAAGTTCTCAGATGCACAGATAGAGAAAGTTCGTGAATGGTTATACTTTATTGCTGAGAGAGATGGTATCGATATCCGTGAAGGACTTCCTAAGTGGATTAAGAAAGAGGGTGCTAAGGCTTTCGAATGGAAAGAAGAAGCATACAGAGGTCTTATAAAAGGTGTGCTATCACACACTAACACAAACACAGGTAAATGTGATATTCATCCCCAACAGGAGATGATGGATATGTTAGTAAGCCTATAATGAAGAAGATAGGCCTTAACATGATTGTAAAGAACGAGAGCAAAGTTATTAAACGGCTCTTGGATAGCGTGGCACCCATAGTTGACTGGTACACCATAGTTGATACAGGTTCCTCAGACGATACCATAGAAAAAATTAAAAGTGTTATGAACATACATGGTATCGAGGGAGAAGTTATCAGCCATGAGTGGGTCAATTATGCGGATGCTCGCAACAAAGCACTAGAAGGACTCAAAGGTAAAGCTGAGTGGGGGTTTTGGATTGATGCTGATGAAGAAGTTATTTTAGATAACTTAAATATGTCAGCTTTACTGGAACAGCTTTCAAAGTGCAATAACTTAGGTGTGGAGGTGAAATATAGTGGGACTGTCTACACTCGTGACCAATTTTTCAGAGCAAATGAAGATTGGAAATGGGTGGGGGCAGTTCACGAGTATATGACCTTAGAAAAAGGTGTGGTTATCAATGGTGGTAAAGCAGAGGGATTTCACGTAAAGGTAAACTCTGATGGAGCAACTTGGAATGAGTCCACACAAAAGAAGTACAAAGACCACGCTGCTCTTTTACTAGATTATATTGAAGAAAACAAAGACCCACGTTGGGTGTTCTATCTTGCTAACTCTTATAGAGATGCAGGTATACTTACACAAGCATTAAGATGGTACAAAGAGAGGCTAACTATGGAAGGGTATTGGGAAGAAAAGTATATGTCCCAATTAAGAATAGCTGAGATACTACAAAAAACTCACAAAGGTGAGTGGATTGAAGCGTATCTAAAATGTTCAGTGATAGACCCTAATAGAGCAGAACACTATATTCCAGTTCTCAGATACTTCTCTCAACAAGGGAACCACAGTGCATCTTATGCTTTAGCTAAGTATGCTTGGGACAATTGTTCCAAAAACCCTTTTCCCAACTCTAGATTATTTGTATTAAGCTCAACATATGATTGGGAGCTTTTAGATTGTCTAATGATTAACTGTTTCTATTTAGGTAAATCAAAAGAACTAAAAATCCTAGTTGATGAGATGAGTAGGAGAATTGAAAATAATTTAGTACCTTTGTCAGAATTGGAACGCATAAACAAAAATAAAGAGTATTATGATGGAATTTGTTAACATAGGGATTATAATGGTTATAGTAGTAGGAGTGATAGCTCTTATCGATATGTTGTTTCCCGATAAAAAAGACTAGCTACTCTAATAGTACAAACAGTAAAATTAAAATATAAAAAAGCATGTACATAAATTTTGATGTGCTAAACGCATCCAACCTAACATACGAAACATTAGTCTTACTTGTTGCAATCAAACAAAGTGATTGCGAAAAATTAGACATGGATAGTGAAACAATAGAAGACAATATTAACTTGCTACTTAGCGAGGGAATGATTGCCCACCGTAAATCAGATAATTGGTATAAGATAGCAAAGAAGGGAACAGCGTTCCTAAGAGATATAGGAATCGCAGGCATTAGCGATGAGGTAAAAGCTAACTTTCTTAAGATAGCCCAACTATATAAAGACTACGGACGTAATATAGGCAGTGCTAACAAGGCACTAAAAGTTTTCGCTCAATTTGTAGAAGAAACAAATAATTTGTTTACCTTTGACCAAATAGTCGAAACAGTAGAAGATTATCTAATGAGCAGTGAGCCTCAGTACACAGCAAGGTTAGACTTATTTATTTGGAAACCTGCTAACGCTTACGCTCGTAAGTTTACAATCGAAGACAGCAGACTTTACACAAAATGCAGAGAATATGCCAATAGTATCAGCTAAACAAAAAACAGACGAAGCTGTCAAGAGTATAGCTAAGTTTCAAACAGGACAAATCAAGCCTATTTCTACAGGTTTTGAGTGGCTTGATAAACATTTACTTGGAGGGTTTCTACCTTCTACAATAATGACTATTGGTGGTCTATCTAATCACGGTAAGACATACTTGATGCAGAAGCTAGAGAACTACGTTCTTGATACATCTGAGGACGTTGTATTACTACGATGTAATTGGGAGTCAGCCGTGTATAAGCTTCTTCTTAGAAAGATAACGCAGAAGACAAATATGAAGATGTCAGAGGTGCTGTTTAACCTTCCTGAAGGAAAGAACCTAGAAGACATTAGAGAAATTTGTAAGCAGGAAAGAAGAGATGGTCTATTCTACTCCGAAGAACCTGTGACAGCTTGTCAGTTCGGAGAGGAGGTGGCAACATTTTTGCAGGAGAACGTAGACAAGAAGGTCATGATAACAATCGACCACGTTGGCCTGGTGAAAGGAAGAGAGAAGTCTGAGATAGATGCCCTTTTCGAAGAGATGAATAAGCTCAAGAAAATGCATCCTTATGTTTTCTTTGTTCCTCTGATGCAACTCAAAAGAGACCTTCTTGATAGAGTTGGCAACCACCCATCAGAAGCACCTCGCCAGTTAGATTTCTACGGTTCTGACCAACTGTTTCAGTTGTCAGACCTAGTAATGGCTGTATACAACCCTTATAAGGTTGGGTCAGTCGGCAAGTATATGGTGTTCTCCAAGTATGGATACGAATACGTAGACATGGAGTTCATAGTAGAAGGAGGGGGAAAATATAACCACTTCAAGCCCGAAGGTAATTACTTTTACCATATGCTTAAATCAAGAGATATTGAAGACATGGAAGGTTTCGAAGACGTATGGGTCGAGAAACTATTCGATGTAAAAGAACCTGAAGATGTGGAAAAAACGTCTGAAGAAGTTACAGATAGTTTAGAAGACATTCTGTAAATTTGTATTTGTATTTTTAAATTTAAAAACCAAATGTTATGGCTAACAAAGCTAACACAACTCCTCCACAAGAGGATAATTTCGATTACGGTTCTATTGAGAACCATATGTATTTACCTGACACTGAGTTAACTATCTACGGTGCAGAGATGATGCAACTTAAAGGTAGACTTGAGAAGTTCTTACATGACAATACTCAGGCTGTCTTTGGACCTGATAACCAACCATCAGGACACTTCTTACAGCCTTACGCTAAAGAAGTAGCAGAAATCTATGGTATGGTGTACCGCACTCTCCACAGACGTTTCTATGAAGACGGTAAGACTTTAGATTTTGACACATACAAAGAAAAAATGCAGACTCTAGCTATGGAAGCTGAGGAAGCAGAACAAGCTGCTGCCGCTACTGCAGAATAAGCTTAATAACTTGTACTTTGGTGTGGGGGAGCATTGCTCCCCTTTTTTATGCCTAAAATATAAAATACTTAACGGCTACGTAAGTCATCGTACCTAGAAGTCCTGCCATTAGTGCCCAGCAAAAAAGGTATAACTTCCACATTGCTTTTCCCCAACTCATTTTACTTTAATTTAACCTGTTAATTATTCTTCTTCTTTGAGCTTTTTAGCCAAAATTTCTCTTGGTAAACTCGGAATAGCATTTTGTCGGAAAAATGCATTGGCACCTGCTGGGGTATCCATTAATGGTTCGTAGATATTCTTGAAAGGAGTCATCTTTACAAAGTTTTTGAATAGCTTACTTTTTCCCGCATAAGCCCCCTTTGTTACCTCCTTGTTTGCATCAATGAAAAAGGTAGGTAATCCTAATAACGTTTTAAACGTATTCGTACCTGCCGTAGGAGAATTAGCAATATTCAAAAGTTCTCTTCCTGCAAAGATACTTGTAGAAGTGGATTCAAGGAATGTTCTACTAGAGATGTAGGCTAAATATTGTGTAGCCCAATCATCTTCACTGTCATCATCCCCTGCTAATAGGTTCATTTGTAAGTATAAAGCAAACATTGCCAAGGTTACATACATATCCGCACCTATCTTCCTTAGAGCTGACTTATCGCTTTCATCTAACTCTACATTTCTATTTAAAGCATCTGCAGTTTGACCTACAGTAAACATATAAGAAGCTAGAGATAAAATACCCTCGAAGCCATTTCCTTTTTTAAATGCATCCTGTGTGAACATTCGATAGGCACCTCTATACACACCTTCATCTTCTGTGCCTGTAAACCAATCATAGTTCTTCTTCTTAAATCTATGTTCAACCCCTCTCTGTAAGAAGCCTCTGTGCATGAAAAGAAATGCTCCAAA